ACTACATGTGTGGCGAATACGGCAACCCAACAAAAGAAAATAACTATGTTGCCCGTCCACACTTCCACGCCATCTTATTCGGGTACCAATTCCCGGATCTTAAAAAGCACAAAATTCGCAGAGGCAACCTTACTTACTTATCATCAACGTTGGCTAAAATATGGACTAGAGGATTTCATGAAATCGGTTCAGTTACTGAAAAATCAACCAATTACGTTGCCCGATACATCGTCAAGAAACAAACTGGCGACAAAGCCAGATCACACTACGCCATCATCGACGAACATGGCGAAATACTGGGTCAACGAACCCCAGAATATACAAAAATGTCCCTCAAACACGGCATCGGAGAAAAGTACTATCACAAATATAAAACCGACCTCTTCCCCGGAGATACCATAATTCTACCAGGTGGCCGTAAACGCCCCATGCCACGATACTACCGCGACCTACTCGCAAAAACTGACCCAATCTTCGCAGAAGAAATAAAACAAAAACGCATTGAAAAAGCACAACAAAGCCCTGATAACACACCTGAGCGGCTAAAAGTCCGCGAAAAAATCCAACAACAAAAGCTCAAACGACTAAAGAGAGAACTATGAAAATACAAACTTATACCGTCTACGACCAGGCCGCAGAGGCATACACATCACCATTCTTCATGAATAAAGACGGTCAGGCAAAACGCTTCTTCGGCGATATGTGCCAAGATCCTAATCATCAATTCGGCAAGCATCCGTCTGATTACACTCTCTTCCATCTCGGCGCCTTCGACGACAACTCCGCAGGCTTCACACACCGTGCCTCTCCCAAACCGATGGGAAATGGTTTAGAGTACCTCGAACCACAACCACCGGAGCATGACATCGATGTCCAAATCAGTGATGGGCCACACCTTCGACCAGACACCCCGAGCAGAAATACCGCGTAGTTCATTCGATCGCTCTCACGGCTATAAAACCACCTTTGATGCCGGCCTCCTGATACCCATCTACGTCGACGAGGCATTGCCCGGAGACACCTTCAATCTCAACATGACGGGCTTTGCCCGTCTTGCCACGCCTATTAAACCAATAATGGACAACATGTACATGGAGACCTTCTTCTTCAGCGTCCCCTATCGCCAGGTATGGGATGCATGGACTCTATTTAATGGCGAACAACTCGATATCGGTGATTCAACCGATTTCGTAGTACCGACAGTCTCACTCGACTCCGCATCAGCTGGCGAAGGCACCATATATGACTACATGGGCATCCCTATCAATTTCACTGGTGGCGTTAAAAATATTAACAGCCTGCACTTCAGAGCCTACAATTGGATCTACCAAAATTGGTTCCGCGATCAAAACCTGGTATCAGCCCCACCAATCAACCGCGACGCAGGTCCCGACGACCCTACCGACTATCAACTTTTACGTCGTCGTAAAAGACCCGACTACTTCACCTCATGTCTGCCCTGGCCACAAAAAAATAATTCCGGTACCGCAGTAACCATACCAATATCAGGTACCGCACCCATCGAAGGCATTGGCTTCGATATCAATCAAACTGCATCAACAGTACCAAAACAAGTCTTCGAAACATCACTATCGGAACAGCAAATTACTTATGCAGAATCTCTATCTAATCTGGATACCGATCTAGTACTATTCGAGGCAAAAACAGCTAGTTCACGACCGGCAATCTTCGCAAATCTCGAAGAGGCTACCGGCGTATCAATAAACGATCAACGTCAAGCGTTCCAGGTACAAAAAATGTTCGAGCGCGATGCGCGAGCCGGAACCAGATACCCAGAAATAATCAAATCTCATTTTGGTGTCACCGATCCCGCCATGCTGGTACACCAGCGTCCCGAATTTCTCGGTGGCGGCTCATCTCGCGTCAATATCAATCCAACAGCACAAACTACTGAAGCTGTAGACGACGGCACACCCCAAGGCAACTTAGCAGGCTTCGGCACAGTCACACTAAACGGCCATGGCTTCACAAAATCATTCACCGAACACTGCTTAATAATCGGCATCGTTAACGTCAGAGCCGATATCACCTATCAAGAGGCAGTACACAAAATGTGGCGTCGTCAAACACGCTTCGACTACTACTGGCCAGCCCTCAGCCACCTGGGTGAACAAGCTGTTCTCACAGAAGAAATCTACGCTGACGGCTCAATCGCAGATCAAACCGTATTCGGATACATTCCAAGATACGAGGAATACCGATACAAGCCATCCCTGATCACAGGCAAATTCAGATCATCATTCGCTCAGTCGCTAGACGTATGGCATCTAAGTCAGGAATTCATCACCCATCCGACATTAACTCAACTCTTCATCGAAGATAATCCTCCAATCGATAGGGTCATAGCAGTACAATCTGAACCCCACTTCCTATTCGACGCATACTTCAAACTACGATGCGCACGACCCATGCCACTCTTCGGTACACCTGGCATGATCGATCACTTTTAAAAAGCAACCCACTAAAACCATGTTTAACAGAGCGAAGCGATAAATACAGCGAAGCGGAAACCCGCTCTCAAGGAAACATATGGAACCGACGACCACAGCCGCATTAATATCAGCCGCAAGCTCTGCTCTTGGCGGAATCCTCGGCGATAAAGGCGTCAAAAAACAAAATAAAACCAATCTCAAAATAGCCCGCGAACAAATGGCATTCCAGGAACGAATGTCCAACTCAGCCTATCAACGCTCAACCAAAGACCTATCAGCAGCCGGACTAAACAGAATACTCGCGCTCGGCTCACCGGCTTCCACACCGGCAGGAGCTTTAGCAACCATGCACTCAGAGACAGCCGGCAAAGCCGACGCACTTAAAACCGGCACAGCATCAGCATTACAAGCAAGGATCGCGGCCCAACAACTCGCCCACCTGCGAGCAACCACCGATAACACCAGAGCAAGCGAAAGTCTCACAAAAGAAAAAGCCATCGGCGCAAAACGCGCTAACGCCCTAATGGGCGTCGTCGATCCAGCAGTTGACCTGGTGGACGAATTCATACCTAACCTGCCACAAATTGGCAGAGATGCAGGCAAAGCAGCATCACAACTATACAACCAAAACTCAGCACGAATGACTGAACAAATAAACCGCGCAATCGAAAAAATAACACAACGATTCAGAAACGATAAAGTAAAACCAAAATCAAGATTCAAAGGAAATAACTAATGTCATGCAAACCCTCAAAACATAGAGCCAATTCCAACCAACAACCTGAACGTCACAGGGTGACGCTCGACTTTTCTAATGAAACAGTCCTCACCCAACAAAATTTCAAAGATGAAAGCGACGTCAACACAATATTGAAACGCTTCGCCGATACCGGCATCCTAGATCACGTTTCAAACGAAGCCGCTAAAACCGGCTACGCTTCATCACAAAGCTTCACCGAAGCTATGTTCATCGTTATGGATTCCGAACGACATTTCATGTCATTACCATCGGAAATTCGAAAAGCTTTCGATAACGATCCCGCAACCTTCCTGGATGCGTACGGAGACCCCTCTAAAGACGCCCTCATGGTCGAATTGGGTCTCACCCCTAAGTCAGCTATTGCTGACGAAGAAAAAGCGCCTACAGGCGCTACAACGCCCTCTGGCTCTTCTGGTCAATCAGAAGGAGACACTTGACAAAGGGCGTAAGGACAGTGTATATACTTGTTCCCTACTGTCCTAGGTGGTCTAACACACATGAATATGACAACACGCACGCCGTTAAAACCTTCTTCCGCCAGGAAAATGGAAACTTATACCGTTAAATTAGAGGATCCTGGATTCCATGAAAAATCAGCTAGAACTGAACGGCGATTCGACTCTGATAAGCCACCTTCCCAGAGATACTGGCGAACTACTAACGAAAGACGCAGCAAACCCACTCTACCGACTAGGTAAACCACTATGGCCCGACGACGAAAAATCTCTAGAAGAAAGTCAAAACGCTCTTTTCGCAATGGAACAAAGACTAACAAACGCAATCGCTACTCATCGCAAAGAGGCGGAGTCGCTCTATAAATTCGGAGCCTTCGGATGGCATGTTTCTATCCTAGAACCGCGTACCAAGGCGCGGGTAAACTTGTCTGGACACCAGCACAAGCCATCTCGGTCAAACCTCTTAAAATACCTTGCAGAAAATGCATAGGCTGCAGACTGGCAAAAGCAAGCGAATGGTCTATTCGCTGCATGCACGAGGCTCAAATCCAGATCGAAGACGGTCTGGAAAACACCTACATAACACTCACATATAAGACCACCGCACTCCCAAAAAACAACTCCCTCGACCATGAACACTTTCAAAAATTCATTCGAGCACTCCGCCAGTACACTGGCAAAAAAATCCGTTACTACATGTGTGGCGAATACGGCAACCCAACAAAAGAAAATAACTATGTTGCCCGTCC